GGTGGACCGAAACGACAAGGCTAAGATTGTCGCCGGCCCCGAAGTCGATGCGTCACTCCAGCGCACCGCCTTCAACACCGCGACTATTCCCGAGGGAGGCAAGCTCATCCTGTGGATACAGGGAGCCCTGGCACCGAAGATCCGCAAAGGTTAAACAACCAAAACTGGGAGGGTCACTGGACACGCTGGTGACCCTCCCTTTAAAAAACACAATTTTATGGCCGTTCAAGCAGACATTTCTACCGAGTACAGCATGGGCCGAGAAGGCTTTGAGCTGTTTACTACTACCGCAGCCCAGACTGGCGCGTGGTCTGGCTTGATTCCCACCGAGCCAACAGTCTTTACTTCCATCACCGGCAACCGTATCGCTGGCACTTGGACCTCCAAGACTCTTCCCGCTGGCTTCCCGCTTGTTGGTAACATCACCGGATTTCAAATTTTATCCGGTTCTGTCGTAGCGTTTAACGCCCGAGCCTAATGATCTCACTCGGCATAGCACTGAATCGGTTGTTCTCCGGTCAAGCCGGTGGCACTGATGCGCCGGTGCTGCGTCGAGATGTTCTGCAAGAGGACGAGTTCTTTGTGCTGCAAGAAGACGGCGCCGGAAAAATCGTCATCACCTTTGGCACTTTCGATTCTCTGTTGCTAGAAGACGCTGGTTTTCTGCAACAGGAAGACCTCTTTAAACTCGCAATCCAATCCAACTGACCTATGGCAGACTCTAAAATTACAGCACTAACGGCACTGACTGCTGCCGATCCAGTCAACGATGTGTTTCCAATAGTCGATGTCTCTGACACGACGATGGCGGCATCTGGTACGACGAAGAAGATCAGCGTAAACAACATCCTCGGAGCATCCGGCACCGCCACCCTCGCCTCCGCAACCATCACCGGCGCGGCTACGGTAGGTACGACGCTTGGAGTCACTGGTGTTTCGACGTTTGCTGCTGGCACAGCGTTGCTTCCCGCTCTTACAACGACCGGAGACACGAATACCGGAATCTACTATCCTGCGGCAGATACGTTTGGTGTTACAACCGGAGGAGTTGAGCGTTATCGTGTGGACTCATCCGGCAATTTGCTGCTCGGAACGACTGCTGCTGCCGGTCGATTGCAAGTCGCTGGATCTGCGGTTGGAGCAGGTATTTTCACTGTCGATAGCGATGTAACTCGCGTCGATATTCAAACTTACAACAAGCCACTATCAATCAATCGCGGAGGAAACGATGTTAACATTTGCGAAACCACTGGAAACGTAGGCATTGGCACTGTGGCTGTTAACACAGGAGGTTGCTTGCAACTCAAGAGCGGCATTACATTCCCCGCCACTCAAGTCGCTTCGTCCGATGCGAACACGCTCGACGATTACGAGGAGGGGACTTGGACTCCTGTTGCAACAGGTTTGACCGCAGTTGGTGCTGTTACTTACACTGCTGCATATACAAAAATTGGCCGTGTTGTTTACATAAATCTAAAAATTAGCGCAGTAACGTCTACAACATCAGTAGCTGGCACAACCTTTTTTAGTGGTTTGCCATTTGTACCGGCTCAAAATTCTAATATATCATCTGTAAACGAATTAACTATTGCTTCTGTTGGTGTTGGTCTTATTTCAACCGGATCAACCGTATATACTTCAAATTGGACCGCTGTTCAAAATGTAACTCTAAGTGGTTTTTACTACGTCTAACCATATGCTAACAGAACGCACTATCTTCTCGCTCTGCGAGGTTCTTCCCAACACGACGCTTCAGGTTCGCCTGTCGGACCAGATCGTCGATGGCGAGGTTGTCAAAGCCTCCACCTTCCGCCGCTACTGCTTGCCTCCCGGCTCAGACCTTACGGGTCAGCCCGAACAGGTTGTAGTGATTGCTGGAGCCGTCTGGACTCCTGCCGCTGTCGCAGCCTACGCCGCCGCTCAAACCCCTAGCCCCACCATCCAATGATCGTACCAGTCAATATCGTAGCAGTGCAGGTAAACCGGAACAACTCGCTGTTTGTGACGACCGGAATCGATTACGACAGCGATGACGCGGTTGTCGGGTCTGAGATTACCTCGCAGTACACGCTGAACCCCGGTGACGACCTTACTGGTCAGCCGACCGAGGTGGTGAATATTGCCAACGCATTGTGGACTCCGGCGGTTGTTGCGGCTTACAAGCTGGCGAATCCGGTGGTTGAAGCTGTACAGCCTAACGAGTAATGGAACCAACAAACAGCAGCACCAGCCCTGGACTATCCCTAGCAGCAGCAGCAGGTGCTACCGCTGTTTCGTTTATTCCAGCCCTCACTGACTGGGTTCGCCTTATCACCGCTGTGATTGGCTTACTTTGCGCCTGTTACGCCGCGTTTCGATTATTCCGCTCTAAATGAAAAACACGAAAACAACTCTCGCCGGTGTAGGTGCCATTCTCGTCGCTGTTGGCGGTGCCTTACGGGCTGCCTTCGACGGTGACCCTGCGACCAACATTGACATCGCCTCGACCATCGCCGCGGTCACTGCTGGCATTGGTTTGATCATGGCTAAGGATGCCAAGGACGCTGTCGAAGTTCCCAAGCCGTGAACTGGGTCTACCAGATCCTAAAAGCACTGCTCGACTGGTTCCGCGAAACACCACCAACCGATGTGCAACATGGTAAAGCTCCCGAAGCCCTCAAGAGCGATCTGGATGGCCGCATTGCTGACCTGCCTGGGTTGCCAGATGACCAAGGTGGTCCTGGTCCCTTCCGGTGATCCGGTGATGCTGGCGCAGCCGGTAAAGGCCAGCGTCTATGCTTTCGATGCCGACAAGAAGCTGGTCGGGCCTTCCCGGGTGACCCTCCCGGCCGGCTGGTACGTCCTACCCAAGAAATAAAACTATGGCCCAGCAAACGATCAACATCGGCACCATCGCCAACGACAACACCGGCGACACCCTCCGCGGCGCCGGAGAGAAGATTAACGACAACTTCGACGAGCTGTATGCCGCGGTGCCGCTGGTTACACCGAGCACCTGGGCGCCAACACTGACCGACTCCGGCGGTGGCCGAACCTACGCCATCACCACCAACACAGCCCGGCACACGTCCATCGGCTTCGTTACAACCTTCACCGCGGATGTCACTGTCAACTCGGTGACTGGATCCGCCACGGGCAACCTCCGGCTGTCGCTGCCTGACGCCGTCACCTACGAGGCCGCCGCCGCGGTATGGCTGACCAACGGCACCAACCAGGCTAAGACCTCAATCATTGCCCGAATAATTGCCGGCACCAGTTATCTGGAGCTGTCGCATTTCGAGACAGGAACCGCCGCTAGCCTAGCCGCCCATCTCCAGGCCACCAGCCGGCTAATAGTCTCTGGCACTTACTTTACCGCCTGATGACCACCATCGGATCCAGTCTCCAGCAGGGCATGGCGGTGCTCCAGCAAATGCTGGGGGCGCCGATGTTCATCTGGGAAGGCACGTCGATCCGGTGCATCCCGGCAGCCGTCAACGATGCCAACGTGCCCATCTCCGGTGGGTTCCAGGACAATGTGACCTCCCGGATCCTGGTCATGTTCTCCGACTGGAAGACCTGCGACAGCACCCTGGTCTCGATGGACTCGACGCTCTACACGCTCGACCAGGGGACCACATTCTCCAGGCTGCTCAAGGAAGACGGCCTATTCATCCTCCAGGAGAACAGCGACCGCATCGCCCTGACCTTCTGCAAGCCTCGGCCGGTGGTCGGCAGGACTCTGGTCTACCAAGGCCGCACCCTCCGCATCCTGTCCTGCCGTGTGGATGCCTCAGGCGGCTACTACAACCTTGAGCTGGGGGCGAAGACCAAGTGAGACCCGTCGTTAACATGACGGTCGATAGCAGCAAGTTTGACGCTGCCATGAAGCAGTATCTGCTGACGACATCGCGCGACCTTCATAAAGCGATCAACAGCAGATTCTTTTACCTGATGGTCCGGCTGTTCGTCCTGGTGCCGCCCAAGAGCCCAGGCCAGGAGCGGCGCCGGATCTCCGACTACCTAGGGACGCCCGTCGGTGACATCAACCGGAAGTCTAAGAAGACTGGCAAGCGGGTCGGTAAATCTCGCATCCTTCGCCGGGTGCATCTGATAGCTCAGTCGAAGGAAGCTAAGGGCGGTCGCCGCGGCCTCTATGGCGAAGAGATGAAGTCAGCAGCCTCAGCCCTGATGCGGAAGGCCATTGGGTCGGTCGGTTATCTACGCTCCGGTGTGGTGAAGATGATCCGAGTCTATAACAAGGGCTTCAGCCAGTTTCAGAGCGCCAAGTGGAAGCCGCTGTCGAAACCTCCCGGCTACAAGGCGCCGAAGCAGACCAACGCCGCCCTGTTGTCCATGGCCAACCAGTACGGCCTGCCCCAGGAGAACGTCGCCACTCACAAGGGCACTAAGGCTCGAGGATTTCAGGCTGTGCCAGGCTTCAACCCGACAGCCTCGGTGGTCATGACCGCCGGTGTGGCTGACAGCCAATACAACCGGGTGGCCGGCATCTACAACACGGCCATGCAGAAAGCTTTCGACGACGAGACGACTGAGATGGTCAATCACATGACCGAGGCCCTCCTGGCTAACGGTAAGGTTCTTGAAGATAACGGGATTTCAATTAAATGAACGCCGTAGCCCTAAGAGCAGAACTTGCAGTCGCTGACTACCTGGCGGCCGCCGACTGGTCGGCATCCGGCGCCGGCACGCCCACCTGCCTGACGTCCTACAGCCGCGGCCTTTACGACGACCAAGACGACCAGGACGTCATGCCCAACTTCCCGCGCTTGGTTGTCTCGACCAACTCGGCCAGGCCAATGCAACGCACCGACCTGACCTGTGAGGTCGAGATCGCTGTCGAGCTTCAACTCTCGGCTGACGACACCGACGAGGCTGCTGTGCTGACCACCGTCCAGGTGCTCGACAACCTCATCCTGCCGCTCTTCGACGACACTGGGGCCTCGGCCTTGGATGCACCGTCAAACGACGCCAGCGGCCCGTTTACCGCGCAATTCGCAGCCCCTCTGGACTTTGGCGGCTCATCAATCTCTAATCGGTCCAGGACGTTCACCAGGACGTTCACCCTCTTTTGTTCGGCAACCATCTAACCACCCACACGAATGGCTAATTCACAAGGACTTGCATACCAATTCGGTTCACCGGCTTCGGTGACGATGTTCGACACAGACAACACAACCGCAGTTTTCACCGCCCTGGCGTCGATTGAGAGTTACGACCTGACTCACGAAGCCGACACCGAGGAGGTTCGAAACAGCGCTGGTGAGACGGTCGGCCACATCGGCTACAACGAACGAGTGACCCTGAACCTGAACCTGATTCCCTCTGGCGCCAATGCAGCCGCCGCCCTGGCCTTCTGTTCACTGGCCCCGGTCAATGGAACGGTGGCAATTAGCGGCGCTCCAGCGATTAAGATGATGGGCACAGCCGACATCCTAAACACCGGCCGGTTCATCTATGCCGGCGGTGGCTCGGTAAAAATGACCCAGAGCGGCAAGGCTATGGTCTCGATTACTGTGAAGAAATTTAAGAACCTGACAACCGCTGCCGCTATCGCCTTGAACGTGTGAGCAGCCTGGCCGCCATCCTAAGTGCAACAGCCAAGCCCTGTCCGATGGTGATCGGGCTCCGCATGGTGCCCTTTACTGTCGGCCACGCCATCCTGTTGCATCGCCTTGGATCGCCCTTCGTCACCGGCGGTCGAGCGACCGCTAACGACCTGGTCGAGGCTGTTGTCGTGTGCAGCCAATCCGCCGAGGAGTCGATCAAGACCATGGCCTCGGTGTTCCGGTGGGTGCCTCTCCGGCTGATGCGCAAGAAGGTCAGCAAATCCGACCTGGTCAAGGAATGCCAAATCCTCCAGGAGTGGATTGGAGACAAATCCGACTGCCCAGAGGTTCTCCGGCAGCCAGGTGCAGGATCCAGGGAGGCGGCCATGCCCTGGCCCGAAAGGCTGCTGGTTGGCCTGGTCGACATTGGATTTACCGAGGAGACGGTGCTCAATATGCCGGTGACCGATGCCGAAAGGTTCTTCCTAACCAACGCCGAGCTTCATGGTCAGGTCGAGCTGTGGAACGACAAGAACGATGCCCTCTGGCGCCTGGGTCAAGAACGGGAGACAGTAAGGAACTAACAAATGGCCATTTTCTCACTTATTGCAAAGCTCGGTCTCGACGGTTCGGCCTACGAAAGCGGCCTTAAACGAGCCTCGAGCGTGACCGACAAGTTCCGGTCATCGGTCGGGATGCAGTTAGGCGCGGCACTGTCTGTTGCTGCCATTGGCTCTTTTGTCTCAAAGGTGGTCGAGACAGTCGACGCCATTGGGGACTTGTCCGAGCAACTCAACATCAGCACCGACGACGTCCAGCGACTCCAGGTGCTGGCAGGCCAAACGGGTGTTTCCTTCGAGGCCATGGCCAAGTCGATCACAGCAGTCGGGCAGGAGCGTCTTAAGGCTATTGAGGAGGGAGGAAAGGCCAGGGAATACTTCAAAGCACTTGGATTTTCAGTCGCTGAACTTAACGACAAAAGCATCTCGAATATCGACCTGATCTCGAGAATGGGTCAGGCCCACAAGGATGCAGGAAGCAGTGCACAGACTCAGGCAGCCATGATAGCCATCCTAGGTGAGAAGGCATTCAAGGCCGCGGGTGCTATGGCTAAGATCAAGGAGATCGGTCCTATCAATCTTATCTCCAAAGAACAGATCGATTCTATTGGAAAATTGGCTGATCGATTCGACGAGATAAAGCGCACAATTATTCTTTCCGCAGTTCCTGAGATCAACTTCTTTGCAGACGCAGTTGAGCGTGCCGCTAAAGATGCTGAGACAATGGAAGACGGATTACTTGGCTTCTTTCAAACACTGGGAGGCAAGGGATCAATTCTAAAAGCCAGCTTTCAAGAAGCGTTTGCCTCACCTCAAGATGTTAACAGAAGTTTCGACGCATTACCGATCCAACGCGGAACCATTGGCACAATAGACAGCAGGGCAAAACGCGAGACCTCAATGTTCTCAACGGAAGCGCCTCCTGGATGGGTTAACACCCTTGTGGGTCAAATCAAGATCCAGACCAACGAGACCCGTGCAATCCGAGTAAACACCGGCAGAACAGCTCAGGCTGTCGAATAACATGGCAACACTCCAAGGCTCACCAAACCCAAACAACTTCGAGTACATCGAGGTCAGCCGCGCCTACGAGAACAACGGCACAGGCCGGGTGGTCCAGTTAGTTTTCCGAGGAGACAAGGACACACTCCGACTCGCCTCGTCCCAATGGGTGGCTCTGGGCGCCAAGTACAGCATCCGAGAGGACGGCCCCTATTCCGAGGCCACGATCACAGTCGGAGGACCGACCTTTGATCCTGGTACACCAATCCAAGATCAAGCAGCCCCTCCAGTCGGAGAAATAGCGGATATCCGCTACGAGTTCCGCACCGACTACCTCGATGTGTCGGTGTTTGCTTTGCCGGCAGTCGACAAGGAGGCCAACTCGACAGGGAATCCA